TTTCCATAGGCTAGGACTACTCCACGGTCTTCGCCGATGGTTTGTCTTATTCCTATGTTCCAGTTATCTCGTACTAAATGTCCACCCCATCTTTCTAGTACGGTGTTTATCGCTTCTTCCAGGTTTTTTCTTACGCACCTGTATGAATTGGTATTCGTAATGTCTGAGATAAAAGTAAAAGGTGGGGCAGTTTCGCACCCACCTTCTAGGTGGTCTAGAGCATCGTTGCAGTTTTTATCTACTACGTATGAGTCAGCTATTAAATAATTCGCTGAGTCAAAGAATAAATGATTTGCTCTTACTTTTATCTTGTTATTTTCAACGGTTGGGTTTGTTAACCTGAAGCATTGATAACCCCAGGGAGTGTTAGCTCTTACTATCGCTCCTGATGTGTAGTAATAAATCATTTCTACGGTGTCTTCAATGTCTAGGTAGTATTCTCCGTTGTCTTCTTTTCTTATCTTGGCTTCTAGTGGCTTTAGTATCTTTATGCCGTTGTCTATGAAGTCTTTTTCGTTTGATGGATAAATTGAAATCATTTTATTTCCACCTCGTTTCTATAGCCATCTGCTTCTTGGCTCTATTTTTATTCTTGAAAGGTCGCCAGTCCATGTTATTGTGTTTTCTCCAGGATCCAATTTTAGAAACTGTCCAGTCATTTGTCTATTCTTTAATTCTGCACCTGCGTAGGCTTCTTCTTCTGTTGAGTCTATAACAATGAATTCATCATCGCTCATGTTAATTTTAAAGACATCGCTTCCGTTTTTCTTTATTGTTATTTCGCCTGTGCCATAAACTGTTACCTTTGGTTTAGCTATTTCCAATCCTGAATTAACTACTGTTATTTCTTCTTGGTTTGTTATGGTTTCATCTATTTCAGCTTCGTTTAACTTGTACTTGAATGGTTGAACGTGAAATTCAACGCTCGCAGTTCTGTAACGGATTAGTCTTTGGTAGTCGACTTTGTTTATGATCCTCGCTATGTAGTATTTATCAGGTTCATTTGAGAATGTGATTCTTCCTGAACCTGTAAAGTATTTAATAACGGCATCAATGTCGAATGCTCCGTGTAATCCTATCTTTATCTTTTTGTTGTAGCTCTCGTATCCTAATTCATCGACTATGTCGCCATCTCTTCCCTCGATTTTAGTTGTTCTTACTCTCATCTCAGGTTTTGTTATTGATGGTAGTTCGCTGATTAGTAATCCTGGTATTGTTTCTGAGCTTACGCCTTTCCATGTGATTGTATTCATTAGTTGTATACCACGCTTTCTATTTTATTTGTTACGAACGTTCCCATTTCTTTTCCATCCATTACGACTTTAGTATCCTTTAGGGCTTCTTTAAATGCATCGACTAAGTTTTCGTAGCCGATTCCACCTATTCCTGTTCCTGGGTTATTTATTGTTGTTGTAAGGTTGCTGTCAAATTCAGTTGGTATTGAGTTTGCCATGTCTTTTGCAACATCTCCCATAGTGTCAGTAAACCCCTCTCCAAGACCTAAAGCCAAGTTGGTTCCCAGCTCATCACGGAATAAACGGCTAGGTGAGTGTATGCCAAAAAATGCCTTAAATTTATTTAGTACGGCATCTTTGAAACCTTTAATTTTATCAAATAACCAGTTTGTCATGTTTCCAATTCCATCCCACAGTCCACGGATTAGATTTTTTCCGACCTCAGCCATCTTGCTTACGCCATTTGCAAATCCAGAAACTATTGAACCGATGATTTGTGGTATCTTCGCTACCAATTGTGGAATTGCTTTCACTAGTCCTATTGCTAATTCAACGGTTAGCTTTATTCCCATTTCTACCAGTAGTGGTAGGTTGTCTGTTAGGGATGTTATTAACTTATCGATTAGAATTGGTATCTTTTCTATTAGTCTTGGTAATGCATCGATTAGTCCTTTGGCGATTCCTGTTAATAATTGAATTCCTGCATCTACTAATAAATCGATGTTATCGATTAAAGTGTCAACTATCAATAGTACGGTATCTACCATTTGTGGGATTAATGTTGGCATTGCTTCGGCTAGTCCTTTTACTAATTCTACGATTGCTTGAATTCCTGCATTTAGTATTGCTGGTAGGTTTTGAACTATTCCGTTTGCTAATGTTCCGACTAGTTGAATTGCTACTTGGATTAGCTCTGGTAGTCTACCTACTATCGCTTGAATAAATGTATTTATAAGTGGTGTTATTGCTTGGATTATTGCTGGTAGTCCATCAAGTAGTCCACCTGCGAATGATGTTATTAAATTTACGCCTATTTCAATAAATTCTGGTAAGTGTTCTGTTAGTTGATTTACGATTGTTGGTATCGCTTCTACTAATGCATTACCTACGGCTTCTATTGATGGTAGTATGTTACCAAATACTCCCAGGTTTTCTTCTGTGCCATCGCCGAATACGGATTCAACGAGTGCATTTATGCTGGCTTCCATGTCGCCGTTAGGATCTGCTAGCGTTGTAAGTAAATTTTGCCATGATGCTTTCATCATGTTTACGGATCCACTTATTGTTGTTCCTGCCTCTTTAGCTGTTGTTCCTGTAACTCCTAGTTTTTGTTGGATTACGTGAATTGCTGAATAAACATCGCTTAGGTTACTGATGTCGTATTTTATTCCTGTTATCTTTTGGGCATCAGCTAGTAATCGTTGCATTTCAGTTTTTGTTCCACCATAGCCAAGTTTAAGGTTATCTAGCATTGTGTAGTTTTGTTTTGAAAAGCCTTGAAATGCTGATTGAACTGCTCCAAAATCTGAGCCGAACTTATTGACATTATCCGACATGTCCATGAATGTTTGATTAGCTATCTCGGTTGCTTTCTTGGTATCTCCACCTACTGATGCAATTAATGAAGCACTGAAGTTTGTTACTCCCTGCATGTAGTCATTTGCTGATACGCCTGCTGTTTTGTAGGCATTTTGAGCATATTGCATTACTTGGTCTTTGCTGTCTTTGAAAAGTGTTTCAACTCCACCGACTAATTGTTGGTAATCAGCATATGATCCTATTGCTTCTTTTCCTACGTTTACGATTCCTGTTGCTAATCCTTTAAATGCTGAACCTAGAGCCTTTACTCCACCGATTACGGCTTCACTTATTAGGTTTGCCTTTATGATGTCGCCTAGCTTTAGTCCTGATGTTCCAGCATCGTCCATGTTTTTAGCCATGTCTTTTAGTTCTTTTGTGTTTTTATTGGTTGCATCATCCATTTTTAATAATTGGGCTTCTGCGTTGTTTAGTTGCGTTTTAAAGACCTTTACTTGTTCGTTGTCTTCGCCGTACTTTTTAGTCATCTCAGCTACGGTGTCTTTCAATGTAGCAATTTTCTTCTTTTGCTCATCTACGGTATTGTTCATGCTGTTATATGATGCTCTAGCATCTTTCACGCTTTTATCTCCGTTGCTGAATGCTTGACTGGTTACTTTTAGCTCGCTTGTAACAAGTTTTAGGTTTGTGTTTATTTCTTTTAATGCTGACCTGAACTCGCTTTCTCCCTCTAGTTTGATTTTTGCACCAAATCCTGCCATATTCTCACTCCTTTCTAATCTCTTATAAATTCGCCATCATGATCTGCTTCTTCTTCTAGCTCGTAGTATGTCTTCTTGCTTAGAGTGAAGTCGTAGTTATTCTTGTAATGGCTGTAAAGTGATAATAGTTTCCTTAGTGTCATTCTGCCTACCTCATGTTCTGTGAAACCTAGCAGGCAGTGTCCTATAAATAAAAGCCACGAGAAATCTATTTCATCATCGTATTCCTCGTGGACTACATGTTTTTTGATTCGGTTTCACTCTTAGTGGATTCTACTGTTATTTCTTTTATCATTTCTTGGACTTTCTTTAGTCCTGTTTCACTTAGAATTCTACCAATTTGCTTTGAATTTAGAGGTGGGTTATTTGTTCCGTTTTGTTCGTTTTCCATGTCAACTCCCTCATTAATCATTGCCGAAAGTCCAGCCTTTATGCTTTTGATGTCTGGTTCTTTATCTTCGTTTTCTACTGCATTTCCCCATTTGCTTAGTGTTCCGTAGGCTTCTTGGATTTCTTCCATAACGTTTAAGTTAAATACTAAAGGGTATTTTTTTGATTCAGTTTCTAAATAATAAATCTTGTTTTTCATGATCTTGTTTCCTTTCTTGAATAAAAAAACGGGGCAGGGATTATCTCCCCACCCCTTTTGTTTTTCTTTTTAGTCAGTTGCTATACGCCTGCTGGTGGAGTTAATAATCCATCTAGGTATGTTTCAGCTTCTGCTAATGTGTCGAATGTTTGATGTTTTTCCCATGTGTCTACTGCTACTCCATTAATAGCTTCACTTAATGGATAAACTGTAGCTTCTACTGATGTAGTACTAAATTCAACGCTAGCACCTCTAGTTTTGTTATCTGATGTTACTTTTGTGAATTTAATTCTTGGGAAGAATTCGACTTTGTATTTTCTTGCTCCATTTACTACTTTTGGGATGATGTGTCCGTATCCGTATTCAGGAGCAGTGTCGTTGATGTTTTGAGTTACTTCGCCATCATTGGCTTTTGTGTTACCGAAGATTTCGCTTAGTAATGTAT